TGGCAGGGGGCAATACTGGTTATAACCGTTGAATGCAAAAGTGAAGGTCATATAAACTATCACCCAGCATATTCAACGTCCGTCACAGTGCCGTTTAAGAGCTTCCTCCACGTTGGATCAAGCCCTTTTTACGGCAGATTTCATGTATTTAAGCATAGCAAAGCAGACGAGACGAAGCCCTCCATTGCAGAAGTGAACGTCACCTCGCCTAAACGAAGTATGGGCGGCCACTCCCTGCTTTGCTATTGTTGCTTACTTCTTTTTCAGCAGACGAGGTGTCAGATCCACCTCGTCTGCCGGTATTGCCTTAAGTCCCATTGCCTCTTTCAGCATTTGGAACTCCTTACTCTCCGCAAGCTCAAACGGGGTCCTTCCGCCTAACTTGCTGCGTCTGGTGCTGTTGATGTGGTTGAGTAGCAGCGTAATGTCTTCCTGTGTATAAGGGCTGAAGCTCTTTCCTCGCGGAAGCACATAACGGATATACTCATGGTTCTTTTCTATATGCGGTTTCTGCCACGAAGCCTGTGGATCACAGTAGTAAATCCTTGTTCGGCGTTGCCCATCTACCGTGAATTCTATTTCTCTGGTATGTTTAAACTCAGAGCCGTTGTCCGTCAGAATTACCGGAAACAGTTTTCGGAAGGTATCCAGTCCTAATGCCGCCGTTAGCCAATCAAACTGTTCCACAACGGTGTCCGCCTTGCCATCACGCATTAGAAAGATGAGCATCAGGTTTTGCTCTACAAAGAGCAAGGTCAGCATTCGCTTTCCCTGTTCGCGGCATCCTTTCACCGTATCCATTTCCACATAGGCTGTCTTAGGGTGCCGTGCCATGTAGGTGAAAAAGTCTTCGTAGGTCCTGTCCTGACGAAACTTTTGATTCAGAAAGCCTTCTGTGGGCTCCTGCTTTTTCTTTCGGGGACGATACCCAACCTTTCGCCGAAGATCCAGATTCCCAACACTCAGTTTCCCGGAATCAATGTAGTTATACAATGTCCGCTGGCTCACCGAAAGCTCCGCTCCATGCTCCGCATAGATGTGTGTCAGCGGCTGCCCTTTTCGAATCAACGGTGTCACCAGAGCATCCAACTCCGCCATTTCTTCTCCGCACAATTGCGGCTTGCTTCTGGCCTGCGAGTATCGACGCTTTGCCATTGCATCTGCCTGTTGGGCGATGTAGTAGACTCTGTCCGCCTTACACTTCCTGCGACTTGGACAAACATTGCAAACATATGGCGGTTTCTGTAGTTGTTTACATGTCCCTTCCAGGAACCATTTGCATATGCTTTGGCATTCTACCTCTTTGCACGCACAGCACAGGCGATTACAGCCTTCCTTGCCACATAAACCCGTCTGCTTGCAGTGGCGAATATTGTGGCATCTTTTCCCAAGCAAATGCTCTCCCGGAACTTTTGTGCCATTCTTTCGTAGCTCCTCAGACACATGACGCCGACTTTTATGAATCCGCTCCGCTATTTCTGTCAGTGTTTTATGAGCGTATATACCGGCCTCAATCGCTACTCGATCCGATAATGTCATTCGACTCATTTTTCCCTGCTTTCCGCAGGCAGTGACCGAAACTATTATACCGCTTTTTGCAAAGGTGAACGTCACCCTACAACCCTTTTTTTGACCTCAAAATGTTACCTTCACTTTTGCAATCAACGTTCAAGCCACTCTAATTTTACTGTAAATACAGTCCGATAAAACGGACACAACCGTGTGTGACACAAAAAACAAAAATATTTTTTCTCTGGGTGGACATATCGTGTCCGGCAAAACGAGGTGAATTTGACCCCCGCAGCATCTTTGCGCCCTCTCCAATGAGCCATAGCGCTCGTCTGGAGAGGGCTTTTGCGTTTTTACCCCTGAATTCAGCGGACACGCCGTGTCCGGGTCAAATGATGTCCTTTCTTCTATAATTAAAGCACAGTCAGACGGAACCCCCGTAGGCTGAACAATTTAATTATTCAAAGCCTGATTTGCAATAAGGGCCGAGGATACAAATATTGTCTTCCCACTGCATCGTTGGTGGGTCGCAATATCGGTACCCTGTTCTTGTTGCGCCCATATTAGGCTCCAAGGGTCTGTGTATCGAATTGCACAGACCTTTTTGTGTCCTTCCGCCCTCCGCTGACCAGGCGGAAAGGACAATCTATGAAAACCAATGAAAATCAGATGTCAACCCGTGAGTACAAGGTCTACATCCACCGTCTCAAGACCTGGGTGGAAGTGACCGAAGAGCAGTATTACGCCTACTACCGTGATATTTGGGCTACCCGTAAACGCGCCCAGGCACACGGTCAGTGTATGTGTCCCAAGTCCAAGACCTGGATGTGCGATGGTGACTGTCTTGCCTGCGAATTCCGAGCCGCAGGAGATAACCTCTCTCTGGATTACACCGTTGAGGACGGCGAGGGTAACCAGAAGAGTTGGGCGGATGACCTGCAGGATGACACCCCGGATGCACAGTCCATCATGGAGGATCGTGAACTGCTCTGCGCCCTCTATCAGAAGTTGCAGGAACTCGACCCCGAAGGTCGCCGTATTTGTGAACTGATTATGGAAGGTAAATCCGAGAGAGATATTGCTTCCATCATGGGCTATAACAACCAGAGTGCTGTGAATTACAGAAAGCAGAAGGCCTTTGACAGACTGCGCATTCTGCTTGGGGACTACATCTAAACACCTGCTCCAGTCATCATTTCGGTGACTGGAGATTTTTTTTGAAAATTTTTCTGTGTTTCTCTGTTCAAACGCATACCTCACCTCCAGTGGGTAGTGGAAAGAGCAAAAACGACACTGCTCCTTCCAAGGAGGTGAACAGAATGTACGAAGCCCAGAAGAAACACGGCACCGGCACTGACCAGGAACTCATCGATGTTCTCACGGCCATCAGTGTGGTGTCCAAGCGACTGGCTATGAAGCTGGCGCTGATTCAAAGTCAATCTACGGAAGGAGGAAAACAGGATGAGCAAAATGAGCGATATGGCTGCAACCATCGAAGAGCTGCGCACTGCTGCTGCCGCTATTAACGATGCCGCCAACTGGCTTGCAGAGATGTTCAGCGGTGCAGGAGATGCAGAACCGACTGCTCCCGCCGAACCCGCACTGACCCTGGAACAGGTCAGAGCCGTTCTCGCAGATAAGTCCCGCCGGGGTCATACCGCAGAGATCCGCTCCCTGCTCCAGAAGTATGGTGCCGCCAAGCTGTCCCAGATCGACCCCGCCCACTACAAGGCATTGCTTGCCGATGCGGAGGTGCTGACCGATGGCAAATAAACACGCTGTTCTTTCAGCATCCTCTTCTGAACGGTGGCTCAACTGTACGCCCTCCGCTCGGCTCTGCGAGAACTACGAGGACAAAGGCAGCGATTATGCCGCCGAGGGCACCGATGCCCACACCCTTTGCGAGTTTCGTTTGAAGCAGGCTCTGGGGATGCCTACAGAAGACCCCATCGAAAACCTCTCCTGGTACAACGAGGAGATGGAAGAATGCGCTGCCGGATATGCCGCCTATGTGGTAGAACTCCTGGAAACGGCAAAACAGACCTGCACGGACCCCGTGGTCATGATTGAACAGCGGGTGAACTTCTCCCGTTGGGTTCAGGACGGCTTTGGCACTGCCGACTGCATCGTTATCGCTGACGGTGTGATGAACATCTGCGATTACAAACATGGCAAGGGCGTCGAGGTCAGCGCCGTGGCAAATCCCCAGATGATGCTGTATGCCCTGGGTGCCTTGGAAATCTTCGATGACATCTACGACATCGATACCGTCCGCATGACCATCTTCCAACCCCGCAAGTCCAATGTCAGCGTATACGAGATGGAAAAAGTCGATCTGCTTCAATGGGCAGACACAGAACTTACCCAAAAAGCGAAACTGGCCTATGAGGGTCAAGGCGACTTCCACTGCGGCGAGTGGTGCCGCTTCTGCAAGGCAAAGGCTGAATGCAGAGAACGCGCCGAAGCGAACATGGCTCTTGCTCAGTACGATTTCCAGACTCCCGCACTCCTCGATGATGAGGAAATTGCAGATATCCTCGGCAAGGTCGATGCTCTGACCGCCTGGGCTTCTGATGTGAAGGAATATGCCCTTCAGCAGGCTATCAGCGGTAAGGACTGGAACGGATGGAAATTGGTCGAAGGCCGTTCCAACCGCAAGTACACCAACGATGCTGTTGTCGCCGCCACCGTGGAGAACGCAGGCTTCGATCCCTATGAGCGCAAAGTCCTCGGCATCACTGCAATGCAGAAGATGCTTGGCAAATCCCGCTTTGAGGAACTTCTCGCTCCCTACATTGAAAAGCCGCAAGGCAAACCCACGCTCGTGCCGGAGAGCGATAAACGTCCGGCAATGAACACCGCAAAAAATGATTTTATGGAGGAATTTTAATATGTCTACTAACACAACCAGAGTCAACAACCCTATGAAGGTCATCACCGGTCCCGACATCCGTTGGTCTTACGCCAATGTCTGGGAGCCTAAGAGCATCAACGGCGGCACTCCCAAGTACAGTGTCAGCCTTATCATCCCCAAGTCCGATACCAAGACGGTCGCAAAGATCAAGGCGGCAATCGAAGCTGCCTACCAGGAGGGCCAGTCCAAGTTGAAGGGCAACAGCAAGAGCGTACCTCCTCTGGCTGCTATC